GTGAATCTAGTGAAAATTCACTTTTATTATTTACATTTTCGCACTTAACAGATATACCTACAGTAACAACTTCACCGCCTGCTACAACAGATACAGTTGATTATAATTTTGGTGAATGTCAGTATATCAATCCTATAGGCGATACTGTAAGTAATAATTTATTTAATACTTATTGGCTTCCTTATTATAATCAGCTATACAATCCTGATACTAAGACAATGACTTTAAAAGTAAATTTACAACCTGCTGATATTGCAACCTTTGAATTTTCAGATTATGTAATGATAAAAAACAGGTCTTATAGAGTAAATAGGATAGATTATAAACCAAGTGATTTATCAACAGTTGAATTTATACTTGTAAACTAATGGAATACAGAAGCGGATATACAATAAAACCTAATCAAATTCTTAGAAGTGGTCAAGTCATTTTTACAGATGGAACAAATGAAATAATACCTAATCAAGCTGACTGTGAAGCATACGGATATACTTTTGATACTGCTACTAGAACTTGCGTGGCTTATCCTTATTCTACACAATTAGAACCTGCTATTAGTAATGAAAATAATATTGTTAGAGGAAATAAAAATATAACAAAGTCAGCAACTACTAATACTACTATAATGGGCGAAGGTAATATTTCGCAGGGCAATAATAGAAATAATATTATTATAGGAAGTAATAATGAAATAGCAAATGGAGTAAATAATGCTTTTGTTTATGGTACTAAAGCAGAAGTAACAACAGACAATACAATTATCTTAGGTGGTAATGCAGGAAGTGATCCTTTAGGAACAAGACAAACTATGACATTTATGTATGGTGTTCAAACAGACGATAACAGCACAGTAAATGCGTATTTAAATACTACAGTAGATAGTTATTTTGTCGTGCCTACTGATACAGTCGTTTATTTTCAATCAGAAACTTTAGCTGTAAGAGTAGCAGGTTCAGAAGTATCAGGTGCAGTTGGTGACTTTAAGTCGTGGGTAGAAAGAGGTGTAGTTAAAAATGCGTCAGGAACATTAAGTATAGACAGGTCAAGAACATCACCTGCAAGTTCAGGAACTACTACAGGGTGGTCACCTATAAATTCAGTATCAGGCACTAACTTCTTACAAACAGTAAAAGGAGCAAATAATATGACAATAGATTGGGTATCTACAATTAGAATCACACAACTAAAAACAAAAGTAACACTACCTTAAAAAATAAAATTATGGCAGATAAAATAACAATAGAAGCAGAAGTAAAATCAAACATAGGAGATGTATCTAAAGGTATTGACAAAACTGCAAAGTCCACTAAAGATTTAGCTAAACAAACAGATAAATTAGACGGTGCAACTAAAAAAGGTGCGAAAGGGTTTAAAAGTATGGCTACTGCTGCAAAGGGTTTTGGTCTAGCTTTAAAAGCAGCAGGGATTGGTCTTGTTATTGCATTATTTGCTTCACTTAAAGAAGCATTAGAAAGAAATCAAACAGCCATGAATGGTATAAATACTGTACTGACTACAGTATCAACTACATTTAATCAGGTTATAGATGTTCTTGTAGATGTTTACGATTGGGTAACAAAATCTTCAGACCGATTTAATGGGTTAAGTAAAGTTATACAGGGCTTAATGACATTAGCATTAACTCCTTTGAAACTATCATTTTATTCTATAAAATTAGGAGTGCAACAGGCAAGTTTAGCGTGGGAAAAATCTTGGCTAGGTGGTGGTGATGAAGGTAAAATAGCAGAGCTTAGAATTAGTATAGCAGAAACAAAACAAGATATATTAGATGTAGGAGAAGCTGCTATTACAGCAGGAAAAGATATTGTAAATAATGTTGGTGATGCTGTTAGTGAAATTGTAGCTATTGGGGAAGTGGCAGTTGATGGTATATCTAAAATCAATATTAAAGCAAACTATGAACAAGCACAAGCAACAACTGCTGCTAAGAATAGTGCAAAGTTAGCTGAAGCTCAAATACAGGGATTGATTGAAAAGAACGACTTGTTAGCAGAAAAACAAAGACAAATTAGAGATGATGAAACTAAAACCTTTGCAGAAAGAATAGCTGCGAATAAAGAATTAGCTGATGTTCTTGATAAACAAGAAGTAGAAATGCTAAAACTAGCAGACACAAGAATAGCAGCAGCTAAATTTGAATTAGACCAAAACAAAGATAATATTGACTTACAAGTAGCTTATATACAAACCTTAAATGATAGAGCAGGAGTAGAAGCACAAATTGCAGGTTTTAGATCAGAACAATTAACAAATGAAGTTGCTTTAAATAAAGAACTGTTAGAATCTCAAAATGAAATACTAGCTGAAGGAATGACAGGACTTGAAAGAGAATTAGAAGAACTAGAAGCGTCTTATAAGTTAAAGTTAGATATGGCTAGAAAGTCAGGAATGGCTACTACAGCAATTACTAAACAGTATGAAGCTCAGAAAGAACAAATAGTTGCGTCAGGAGTTAATGCTCAATTAGGAGCTTATTCAGCACTTACAGGAGCTTTAGGTAAATTAGCAGGTGAGAATAAAGAAATGGCAATAGCCCAAGCAGTTATCGACACTTATGCAGCAGCAAATGCTGTTTTAAAAGACCCTACTTTAGTTGGTCCTATGAGATGGATCTCAGCAGCAGCAGTTATTGCTACAGGTCTTGCAAATGTTCAACAAATTATGCAAACTGAAGTACCTGGTGGTGGTGGTGGTGGTTCAGTACCTGCTGCAAATACAGAAACTCCTGCTCCTGAAATGTTAAGCGGTGCGTTTACTTTAGGTGGTGGAGTAAAACCTGAACCAATGCAAGCGTATGTTGTTTCAGATGATATAACAAACAATCAAGATAAATTAGCAGCAATAAGACGGAGAGCTACAATTTAAAAATCAAATAAAAACTAACTTAATCTATTATATAACAAAGAATCGACTATGCCATGTACTAAATGTAAAGAAGGAAAATATAAGTGGGGTAAAACAGGAGAATGTGAATACGCTACTAAAGAAGCCTGTGAGTCCGCAAATCATAAATACAAAATGCAACCAACACCACTAGGAAAGACCTATGAAGAATACGCAAAAGAATTAAAAGAATATAATTTTAGTTCAGTTTATAAGGTTGAATTAAAAGATGTTAAAACTT